CTTTATTGCTGCGGCAGAAGATAATACCGGCATTGCCTCCAGGGGCGTGGCGACGATGCCCCTTGTACTGAATTGGGGGCCGGAGGAAGAGGTCGTGGAGATCCTCTCGACTGATCTTGCGGACGGTAACGCCGTGGCGAAAATCGGCTACGGCGTAAGCGCTGCGGAATCCCTTCTCTTCCGTGAGTGCCTCAAACATTGCTACAAGCTTTTGGCCTATCGGGTCAATAGCGGCGGCGATGAAGCGACTGCCACTCTCGGTAACTTGGTCGCAACGGCGAAATACCCCGGTACCCGGGGCAACGATTTAAGCGTTGCGGTCTTAACCGCCAGTGCGGCTTTTGATGTCGTAACCTATTTAGACGGCGCTGAAATGGACCGGCAGTGGGTATCCTCGATCGACGCCTTAGTCACCAATGATTGGGTGGTCTTTAGCGGCGAGGGAGTCTTGGCTGCTGTAGCGGCAACAGACCTTGAATTAGGTACCAACGGCACCTCTGATCTTACCGCCTATCAAACTTACATGGAACTGATGAAAACCTATGATTGGCAGGTCATGGGCTTCCCGGTTGAAGTATCCGGACTTCCGGCGGCAGCAGAAACCTTCATTAGGGAAATGAGGGAATCCCTCGGTAAAAAGGTGCAGGCGGTTGTCTACAATGACGCTGCGGACTATGAAGGGATCATCAGCACGAAACAAGGCTATGAAACGGAGTCCGAAACGATTTCCGCAACTGATTTTGTAGCATGGGCCACCGGGGCAACGGCCGGGGCAGCGATCTCTGACAGCAACACTTATAAAGAGATCTCCGGCGCGGTCGGCATTGTCAATCCGCTTTCCGACGCCGAAATTGAAACGGCATTGGCCCAAGGCTTTATGGTCGTTTCCCGCCGGACCGACGGTGTGATCGTGATCGAGCAGGACATCAATACGCTGATTACCTTTGATACCGACAAGAGCAGCGCATTCCGCAAAAACCGCTTTATTCGCACGGTGGACGAAATCAGCAATTCGATCACCCGGCTTTTCGAAAATAGCTTCATTGGCAAGATCAGTAATAACGCCGCTGGGCGTGATCTCTTCCGGCAGGCGCTTGTTAAATACCTTGCTACTGTCCAAGATGCCGATGCAATCCAAAACTTTGATGATGCTGAAATCACGGTTACGCAAGGGACGGATGCGGATAGTGTAATTGTATCCCTGGCGATCCAGCCGGTGGATAGCATGGAAAAACTCTATATGACGGTGGAGGTGAACGGATAAGATGATCTATTTAAAAATTGACGATGCGGTCAACGGGAAGCAAGGATCTGCCTATATCACGATTGACGGGGTCATGTATGATCTTCCCGGCCTACAAAAGATCGAGGCCCATGATACGCTTAAAGAGCGCACAATGAATACCGTGGGCACGGTGCGGTCCCAATCTGCCCCCGCCGGGGTTGAGGGATCTGGTACGTTGACAATCCAATATTGGGCGATTAAGATTTTCGCCGGGATGGTCAACACCTATCGCAAAACCGGCAAGATGCCTCGTTTTGATCTCTTGGTCGAAAACGACGATCCCGGCACCAGCCTTGGCCGCCGTTCCAGCGGCTTCAACGGTTGCATTTTGACCGGGGACATCCCTTTGGCAGCTTTGGATGGTAATGCCGATGACGGCCTGACGATCGATATTAGCTTTAAGTTTGACGAATATGTGCCCGGTGATGAATTTGCTAATCCGGCCAATGTGGGGAGAGTGTAAACCATGGGTAAATTGATGGATTTCTTACTTGCCAACAGCATTGGGGAAGATACCAAAGAGGTCGTTGTATCTGACCGTTTAAAGGATCACCCTTTTACGATCAAAGCGATTGCACCGGAAAAATACGATGCGTATTTGAAGCGAGCCCAAAAGGATAAAGCGCTTAGGGAGCGCAGGGCCGAGTTGGAATTTATTTTTGAGTGCTGCGTTGAGCCTAATTTCCGTGACGCTGAGACCATTAAAGCAGCCGGATGCAAAACCCCTCAAGAATTGATCGACAAAGTCCTGCTTATCGGGGAACAGAAAAAGCTGTATCTTGCGATCTCTAAAATATCCGGATTTGATGAACTCGAAGCGCAGGTACGAGAGGTAAAAAACTGATCGAGGAGGGCGATGGCGAAACCATATATGCCATGTACGCCCTCCACAATTTCAATTGGAAACCCTCTGAATTCCTCAACCTACCTTATCGGGAGAAAGCCGCCGTTATTGCAATGATCAACGAACGCGCCGAAAAAGAAGCAAAACTAAAAAAATCTACTGGGTTATAAAATGGATTGCTTCTGCGGCACGGTTTGGTATAATGTAGAGTAGGGAGGTTGATATGATGAAGAAATTATTGCTTTTATGTTTGCTTTGTGCGCTTGTTTTATTTGCAGGATGCGAACCCCCGGAATGTATGGAGTATGAGAATAATACGTACTCTACAGAATCCTCTGATTATGACTACTATTACGACTATGATTATGACTATGATACCACCATATATAATACCGTGCTCGTAACAAAAGCGCAGTATGATGCGATAAGTACTGGTATGTCGTATTCGCAGATCGTTGAAGTGTTTGGTGGGCACGGCGCGTTATTGTCAGAGGTAGGAAGCCCAGGCGATCAGTTTTATTCTTTTTGTGTTGGCTGGGACGGATCAGGAGCCCTGGGGGCGAACATAATTTTAACCTTTTCCGGGAACGAGCTGTTTTCAAAAGCGCAGTATGGCCTACAGTAATAAAAACATAATATAAATTCCAATATTTTAGCAACTGGTAAACACCGGTTGCTTTTTATTGCCCGAAAGGAGGTGAGGGCTTTTGGATTTGAAAAACTCAATCACCTTAACTGACCGAATGGCCAATGTATTGCGGTCGAATGTAAAGGCGGCGGATAGCCTGATAAGTGCTATGCAGCGCCTAGATAAGACAGGAGACAATACTGACATAGCAAACGCTTGGCGGGACGCAAGGAAAGAAATCGATTACGCCAATGCGGAACTATCCGAAATGAATAATGACCTCAAACGGGTTAATCAGACACAGCAACAGACCCACAACGGGTTTAAGGGTTGGCGTGCTACATTCGCGGGGATTGCCGGATCGATCTATACCATAAAGGCGGCGTTTTCGGCCGCCGGATCAGTAACAAATATTGTTGACGAATACACCCTCACAACAGCAAAGCTTAACCTGATCAACGACGGTTTGCAAACCACGGCGCAGCTGCAAAATAATATTTTTAAGGCAGCGCAAGCATCCCGTGGCTCCTATAGCGATATGGCGGCTTCTGTATCAAAGCTGGGGCTCTTGGCGGGGGATGCGTTTAACGGCAATGCGGAAACAACTAAATTTGCGGAGTTGATGCAAAAATCCTTTGTCCTCGGCGGTGCAAGTACGCAAGAGCAACAATCTGGTATGTACCAGCTCACCCAGGCAATGGCAGCTGGGAAGCTTCAAGGGGATGAATTCAGGAGCATTATGGAGAATGCCCCCTTACTTGCCCAGGCGATTGCTGATTTTACAGGAAAAAGCAAGGGCGAATTAAAGGAAATGTCCGCCGAAGGTGTAATTACGGCGGATGTTATCAAGGGAGCTTTATTTTCGGCGTCTGACGATATCAATTCTCAATTTGAGACTTTACCGCGCACTTTTGGGTCCGTTATGCAGAGCATGAAAAATCAAATGCTTATGGGCTCACAGGGCATTGTTCAGCAGCTTGGGCAGATTGCCGATAGCGCTCAATTCCAGACTTTTGCTAATGGCTTGGTGACAGCAGCAACAAAGGTTGTTGGTGCTCTAGGTTGGATCATCAATCACGCCCGGGGCGTCGGCATTGCCTTATCACTTGTGATTAGTCTTTGGGCCTCGTTTAAAATCGCCACCACCATTGCGGCAGTGACGATGACGCTATTTTCCGGTGCGGCTCAGCTTGGATTTGTACGTACTACGGGATTAGCGGCCTCCCTTGTGGGCTATACAGGGACATCTTTGTCCGCTGCCGGAGGTACCACTACATTAACAGGGGCAGTAACGGCCTTAAACGGAGCAATGGCCATGAATCCTATCGGGGCGGTGGTTTTCGCTCTTAGCACCTTGATTGGGCTATTAAGTACTGCTGCCATTGCCTATAAAACTACGGCAGAAGCGACGAATGCGGCGACATCAGCCAATTTGGCCTATTTCGAATCATTAGGCATTATTGGTGGTTTGCCGCAGGATGAAAAAATATCCCAATTGGATAGCTATCTACAGGATAGACTGGCCAACACATCGAGCGGTATTGCTGCTGGTCGCAGGGCGAGCCAACAAAGTGCCGCAGATAATTTACAAAGCCAAATTGATGCGCTTGAAAATGCTAAAAACAGTATGGTTGATTGGCTGCAAAATTCTTCTGACGATGCTCTTGGCAGCCTGTTATCATATCTACAGGGTAAGTCATCAACATCGCCTATTGATCTCGCAGACTGGGGATTAACTGAGGATGATAAAAGCGAATTAACCAAAATTGTTAAGGCGGCGCAACTGCAACGGACGATGGATAATTTTAATCTTGACGATTTTGATATCCCCGATATCGGCACCGTAGACGAAGTAAACAAAATCAACTCAGATATCGACATCTCCGACGAAAGCCTAAAATACCTTGTTGACGGCGTTACAAGGCAATATGTTAATAACATCAACTTACAAACGGTGCAGCCCAATATCAACGTGGAATTTACCGGAAATATCGGTAGCCCTGAGGACTTGGACGGCGTGGCCGAGCGCTTGCTCGCCGATATGCAGGAAAAAATGTTCGCCAGCACCGATTTAGCTTATTAAGGAGGGTATAGCATGTACGAAATTGCACTTTGGGATACGGAAAACACGGATCGGCCAAAGCTATACCTCCCAACCGTTGGTTTGCCGGAAGAAATTGAAACGACAACCAAAATGGATAATGAGAAATATGACGTCCTTACAATCGGAGAAGTACAGCGTCCGGGAATGCCCGCCCTACGTACTTACAGCATGAAGTTCGAGCTTCCTGCCGATCATGATCCAAAGCCGTCATATTATCTGAATTGGTTTCGGGAATCATCGACAAAAAAAGCGGTATTGCGTCTCATCATCAACCGCAAGGATATGCAGGGTGAAGATATCTACAATACCAACATTAAAGCTATTATCGATCAATATAAGATTTCAGAGCGTGCCGGATGCGTCGGGGACATGTTTGTTGAGATGAAATTGGTAGAATACCGCGACATAACGGTGAAGGTGATCACATGAGCACATATCAGCTTAATATTTTAAGCCGCGATACCGGCAAGGGCAAAGATGTAACCGAGGCGATTACCGAGGTTAAATGGGTGACAGAACGTACCGAAAGCCCCGGTTCTGTCGATTTTACTTTGATAAAAACAACGGGAATCAGCTTTTTTGAGGGGGACGCTGTCCAGCTTTGGATTGACGGTAAAATGCGGTTTTATGGCTATATCTTCTCTAAGGATAAGAATGAGAAGGGCGAAATCAAAGTCCGTGCTTACGATCAACTCCGCTATCTTAAAGCCAAGCAGAGCTATAATTTTAGCGGCAAGACCGCTGGGGCAATCGTCAAGAAGATTGCAGATGATTTCAAGCTAACTTGGGGCCACATTGCAGATACGAAATATGCGATCCCCTCTTTGGTGATGGATGATAAAAGCTGCTTTGATACCATTACTAAGGCTTTGCAGATGACCGCAGTCGAAAAAAAGATTGTCTATGTCTTTTATGATGATTGTGGGAAGCTCACGCTAAAAGCAGCGGGAGACATGCAAAGTAAATATGTCCTCGGCGATGCCAGCCTAGCGGAGAGTTACAATTACAAAACCAGCATCGATGACGATGTGTATAATTACGTCAAGTTAGTACGACCCAATGCCGACACAGGCAAGGGCGATGTCTATATTGCTTCCGCTTCCGAGCTGATCAAGGAATGGGGCTTTTTACAGTACTATCAAAGAGTAGACGAGGGCTACACGCCAGCGCAAATCAAACAGCTGGCCAAGGACATGCTGACCTACTTTGCGCAGAAACGGCGAACGCTGAAACTTTCATGTCTTGGTGTCCCTGACATTCGTGCCGGGAACATCGTTACTTTGGACATAAGCAGCTTGGGTGATATTGACCTAAGCATGAAATTGCTTGTAGAGACGGCTTCTCACAGCATTAAGGCAGATTCCTACACGATGGACTTGCTTTTCACTGTCTACCTTGCGTCGGATATTAATTTTACCGTACAAACCAGCAGCGCATCGGAATACGCATCCGTTGAGCCTACGGAGGGCGATACTGCCGATACGGTGGCCGATATCGTATCCGGTGGAACGATGAAACCCACGGCCTCCGATTTTACATCGGGGGCCACCGGTGGTACTGCGGTGGCCACGTCAGGGTATTACTATCCGCACCACGGCGGCCATCGGATGTCTTGCCCCTTCGGGAAATCCGGGGCGTGGCAATGTGGATGGCATACCGGTGTGGATTACGTTGGTACCGGCAGCAAGAAGATATATGCGATCTCTGCTGGGACAGTTACTTTTGTAGGGTGGTCGAGCAGCTATGGCAATTATATCCGCATCAATCATGACGATGGGTATTTAAGCCTCTATGCGCATTTAAGCTCCAATACCGTCCATAAAGGGCAGCGGGTTACAACTAATACTCAAATTGGCGTGGAGGGCGCCACAGGCAACGCTTCCGGATCGCACTTGCACCTTGAACTCCATAAGGGGTTATATCACTATCCCCCAAATCCAAAGATTGATCCGGACGCTTTTATTAAACAACACTTAAGTAGTAGCGCTGGTGGTGGGTCCGGCGGTGGTGGCGGTGCTTCTTGGTAAGGAGGTGATAGCATGGCCGACCTGGTAACTATGGTTAAACGAATTGTGCAGAATGTCCTTGAAGCGTATCAATTGACCGATTATGCACCGGGAACAGTATTATCGATAGCTCCGCTCCGGGTGCAGCTTAATGAGAAAATCATCTTGGAACCAATTAATTTACTGTGTACCTCTGAAACGCCGACGCTGGCCGAGGGGGACAAAGTCATTATGCTTAAAGTCCAGCGGGGGCAGAAATACATTATCCTGGGAAAGGCGGTGACATAATTGGCGGAAGAATTTTACGATGATTACGATGAACCGGTGGGGCTAGTGCCTGCATCGGCAATATCTGAAACGGCAGCGGAAAGCGTCGACGCTACCTATAAATTGGATTTTGAAAAGCAGACGATCTCCGGTACCGTAGACGAAGCCGAGGCGGTAAAGCAAGCCATCCTCAAGCGGTTGATGACCGACGCAGGGGTGCATGATATCTATTCGGACGATTACGGTTTGTCCGTTAATGATCTGATCGGTCTTTCTCCCGGCATCGTCCGAAGCGAGATCGAGCGAAGAATCACGGAAACTTTACTCCGGGATGACAGGATCACCGCCGTAACGGATTTTTCATCTACGGTAAACGGGGACGAGATGATCTTATCTTTTGCCGTTACAACCATTTACGGCGAAATCACAGTTGAAAGGGGGTATGCGACATGACGGAAGAAGAAATGACAGCTGCATCAATACTATCAAGGTTACTTTCCCGTGTCCCGGATACCGTGGATAAGCGGGAGGGCAGTATCATTTATGATGCTTTAGCCCCGGCGGCTTGGGAGCTTTCGGCGGCATACCGGTTCTTGTTGCAAGCCTACGCAGAATCCTATATCGAAACGGCGGTAGGCACGGCCCTTGATCTACGTGTTGGTGAGATGGGCTTGACCCGTCTATCCGCCACCAAAGCGGTCCGCAAAGGCGTATTTACAGATACGACCGGGGCGGCGATGACCATTTCTATCGGAGCGCGGTTTACTTCTCTTGATGGCACCCTAAGCCAAAATTATGCGGTTATCGAAGAAATTGCCACCGGGGAATACAAGCTGGAGGCAGAGACCGCCGGAACAGACGCCAACGACTATATCGGGCCCCTCTCGCCGATTACCCACATTGAGGGCTTAGGATCTGCAACCCTATCCGATGTCCTTATTTTAGGCGAGAACGAAGAAACGGATGAGGAACTCCGTAGCCGCTATTATGATTATATCCGTAATGAAGTACAGGAGGGCAATACTTCCCAGTATGCCGCTTGGGCTTCCACCTTCCCCGGGATTGGGCAGGCAAAGGTCTTTCCGCTTTGGGATGGGGCAAATACCGTAAAGGTCAGCATTTTAGATAGCGACAATCGGGCGGCATCTTCGACTTTGATTGATGACTTTCAGGCTTATCTTGATCCCGATAGCGAGGGATTAGGCAATGGCGAGGCTCCGATCGGGGCCGTGGTAACGGTTTCTACAGCCACGGAAATCCCCATCAATGTTGCGGTTAATATCGCTTTAACTGCAGGCTACTTGATGGCTGATGTCGAGGACAATATTGAGGCCGCTCTCATCGCACATTTTAAGGATGTCGCCTACCAGCGCAGCAGCGTATACCTCTACGAAGTCGGCGCCGTGATCTATAATACCGAGGGTGTGGCAGCTGCTACGGGCTTAGAGCTCAATAGCGGTACCGCTGATATAGCCTTAGGGGACGAAGAAATCGGGGCGCTTGGCACCTTGACAGTGGGGGCGATCACATGAGTTATTTAGATTATCTGCCTTGGTTCTACGCGGATATCCCGGAAATAGCTGCTGTAGGAAGCGCATTTGATGCGGAAAACGAACAGCTGATCGGGCAATTCGCCATGATTCCCCGAGACGCCGTTATCTCAACGGCAGAAGAAGATCGCATATTACAGTGGGAAAAACTCCTTGGTATCATCCCCCAGGACCGTACTCTTGTTCAGCGTCGCATGATGGTTTTGGGGCGATTGAAAGGCGCCGGGAAGCTCAACGAGGCTAAGATCAAGTCAATTGTAGAGACCTTTTCCGGTGGGGACTCTATTGTTTCTTTTTCGGATTCGACGCTAACGGTTCGGGTTGCGCCCCCGGAATGGGGCGAGGTGTTTTTGTTCCCCGATGTGGAAAAGGCATTGGCTCCTTTGGTGCCGGCTCATCTTAATTTGGTGGTTGAACGCTACTATAATACCTGGGAGGATCGGATGGCCACCTATGGCAGCTGGTGTGCGCTCAAGACCGGTTATGATGCTGTCACCGGCGATATGGGGACGGATTGCCCTACAACGAACCTTGCCGTAAACGGCGACTTTTCTTCCGGGACAACGGGATGGGCCAGCACAACGGGAACAATGAGTGTAATCGATTTCAGTATCTATGATACGGTCTTTCCGATCCCTTGCAGCGCCGGTCTCATGGATTTCCTCATTACCAACGGTGACGATGTTTTGTGGCTCTTCCCGGACGGGACGATCTCCACAGCGGACAGGCCCTCCAAAACGCTGACGGAAGCGGGGACGGTTTTATTGTTCTGTACCAATTTTTCCGCAGCAAACCTTATCATTAACGATGCCGGGACGGATGCAAGATACCTCGGCGATCTTTCGGATCTGCCGCCTTTGACCTATTGGTTGAACCTTGAAAACTGCACCAATATCACCGGTGATCTGTCCGATCTGCCGCCTTTGACCTATCTTTTAAGTTTAAACGGCTGCGCTAATGTTACCGGCGATCTTGCAGATTTACCTTGTTTAACCGGCATATTGAGCTTGCCGGATTGCCCCAACATTACCGGTAGTCTCTCCGATTTACCGGCCTTGAGTTATACTTTGCGTTTATCAGGTTGTCCTCTGGTTGCCGGAGCGTATACATCTGTCAACGGGGCAAACGTCCCCACCTATACCTATTTGAACAATACCGGGTTATCCGCTGTGGATTTGGACAATACTTTGATTGCTTATGCTGCGTGCACAAGGAATAACGGCACCTTTTCTGCTGTGGGCATGACCCGGACAGCAGCCAGTGATGCTGCCGTATCGAACCTGACCGGCAGGGGCTGGGCGATCAGCGGGATAACGAAAGTGTGAGGTGATGAGAATGGGCTATATCTATAGGCAATACGCTGACTTTCAAGGGGATTTAGCCGGTGCCGATATGGTGCTGATGAGTGCGGCGGAATTCAATGCCGGAGGTAAGAATCTGATAGGCGTCCCCATCGCGGTCACCCCCGACGGCAGTGAGCCTCAAGAACCGGAAGAAGGTGAAATGCTGTGACAGTGATCAACGGAATTGAAATTACAAAGGCGGCACAGGGTTGGAGCGTAGATGAAAACCCTGTGCTTTCTCTTGTTAGCAACAATACAGCGGCGGCGATTGATTGTAAGCAAACCCTAGCGATTACAGGGGTGAACGGTCACAAGGTCTATTGCGGCTTGGAGATGAGGGTATTGGGCAGCGGCTGCCTTTCCCTTGCTCCTTGTTTGGAAAATGGCAGCACCAGTGAATCCTTGGCTTTTGCCACGATCACTTCTCCCGCTGCCGCGACTTGGTACTCCATTAACGGCGTGATCACCCTGGGTGCAACTTGGGATGGGGTATCTTTGACGCTCTTAGCTGAACACACTTATACAGATATCGCCGGGGGAACCAACAAGGAAGCCCGGATCCGGAAAATGATTGCGATTGATCTCACCGCCGCTTTTGGTACCGGGTCGGAGCCAACGGCTGAAGAAATGGCCGAGTTGATTACATTATGGAAAGGCGGTTATTTTGAAGGAGAGACCAACTTCAAACAGTATCCCAATCCGGCAGATTGGGCGGAAGTGCGAAATTTGATTTAAGGAGGGATTCCATTGCAGGAAACCACGAATTACAATTTGAAAAAACCGGAACTGACTGATGCGCCGCCGGATATCACGGAGACGAATCCGAACTGGGATACGGTGGATACCCAATTAAAGACGGCGGCGGATCATAGAAGTGACAGCGATATCCACTTTACAGCAGCGGAACGATTGAAGCTATTGGACATTGATGAGGAAGCAAACAATTATACCCATCCCGTCACCCATCCACCTAGCATTATTACACAAGATGCTAGTAACCGTTTTATGACGGATGCAGAGCGTATAAAATTAGGTGCCATTGAAAGTATGGCAAACGCTTACATACACCCGCCTACGCATCCAGCAACCATCGTTGTCCAGGATGCCATTAACCGGTTTGTAACCGATACCGAAAAAGCGACCTGGAACGGCAAAGCAGATGGCAGCCACGCCCATGGTGCCGGCGACATTACAAGCGGTACTTTTGGTGTGGAAAGAGGGGGGACTGGCAGGTCAACATTAACAAGCGGGTACTTTTTACAAGGTAACGGAACTTCGCTTGTGAATTTATTGACCGGCGCCGGTTTGCGAAATGTGTTAGGCCTTGGTAATACCACCGGAGCCTTACCCGCTGCAAACGGCGGTACAGGCGTTACCTCTTTAGCGGCGTTGTTGGCGGCATTAGATATTGAGTTTGGCGCTTGGACGCCGACGATCTCAACTACATATGTATTATCTACCAGCTACGACATAAAAGAGGGTTTTTATATTAAGCTTGGGGATTACGTGATTGCGGGATTTAGCTTGAAGTTTACCTCGCGGTCAGGGCTATCCGCTGTACAAGTCGAGATCGGAGGCTTACCTTATGCCGCGGCTCAAAACGGCGGTGGCGCAGGCATGTTTACACCTTATGCAACTGGCTATTATGGGAATGGTTTTTTTGTTGCATCCGGTGGATCGACTTTTGGCCCGAGGTGTACGGCATCGACCGGTGGTGCATCATTAGCTAACTGGCAGAGCTCTGCGAACTACCAAATGTACGGCATTTTAGCTTACAAAACATCATAAGGAGGAAAAACGATGATTGAAGAAAGAATCTCGGTACACTATCTTACAGCCGATACATGCAGCATCCGGAAGCAAAATTTTTACGATGGGCAACCTGTCGGCATCCCGTTGAATGCCGGATATGTTAATAACCAAGTTGGAAGAACTGCACTTGAAAATGAGCAACCTGCGGAAATCGTTGCGGCTGTAATAGCTCTTTGGGGAGATACCGCGACGGTACCGGAGCCGGTGCAGGAGGTGTAAAAAATGGGGATTACACTTAAACAGCCACTACTCGCCGCCGTAGGGAGTTTTGGGGCTGCGGTTGTAGGCTTGTTCGGGGGGTGGGATGGGGCATTGATGACGTTACTCATATTTATGTCAGTAGATTATATTTCTGGACTCACAGTTGCCGGAGTTTTTAAACGGAGCAATAAAACCGCAAACGGAGCCTTAGAATCCCGCGCAGGAATGAAAGGGTTATGCCGAAAAGGTATGATCCTTTTTATTGTCTTGATTGCGGCGCGTTTGGATATGCTCGTTAATACGACCTATATCAAAGATGCTGTGGTTATAGCTTTTATTGCCAACGAGGGAATATCGATCTTGGAAAACGGGGCGTTAATGGGGATACCAATAAATAAAAGACTACAAAAGGCCCTAGAGCTACTCCAACAGAAAGAAGGTGAAAATGAGTGAGTTATCTACCAACAAACCAAAATAATTTCCCCCACATTCCGTATCCATCAAAAGCTAACCCCAAGGCAACAGTTTTGACCGGCGGTTGTGGACCATGCGCGGCATTGATGGTGCTGGAAAATATGACCCCGGCAAAATGGCTAATGAAAGATTGGATTGCATGGGTTATTAGCGTGGGCGCACGGGTTTCCGGGGGAACAAATATGCACATCCTTTCAGCGGCTATGGCTGAAAAATTCGGTTTTATCGTCACTAAAACATCAGACGAGGCAGAACTGGCCGCGCACCTTCGCGCAGGGGGAAAGGCCGTGGGTAATTGCGGCGGGGCTAATGGGGACTGGCGGGGGCTGTTTTCTACCGCGGGCCATTTTTTTGCTATCGTAGGCATCACCAAAGACGGCTTGTATATTGTCCTCGATCCGAACTGGACGTCGAATAAATTTACGAACCAATCAAATAGCCTGTCGCGTTGGCGCTCCCAACGGGCAAAGCAAGGACCGGGCAGTATTGTTTATGTGGAGGCTCAATACCTACACACTGATACAAAAACCAGGACCCCAAGTTATTATCTGTTTTCGTTGCCCAAACAAAAATCCGAAAAGGAGGAAATTGAAGTGGCTGATAAGATCTATAAAACTATTGATGATGTCCCTGCCTGGGCGCGTAAAATTGTACAGGCCGAAATGTCGATAGGCGTTTTGAAGGGTGCGTCTAAAAATAACCTTGATATCACTGATGCGGATATCAAGTCGATGCACTATACCTATCGTCACGATCCGGTCTATCTAACCGTTGAGGATGTCCCAGACTGGGGCAAATCTTTTGTTGCCGAATACGTGCGCAAGGGAAAAATAAAAGAAACCAGCCCCGGGCGCATTGACTTGCACTATAGCACTTTGCGCGCGCTCATAATTGAGAACGCTGAATAATAAAGGAGAATAAATTATGAAAATTAATTGGCAAGTAAGACTGAAAAATCCCGTATTTTGGATGCAGCTTGCGGCCGCCGTCTTGGCGCCGATCTTGGCCGCTGCCGGTATGTCCTGGGAGCAAGTAACTTCTTGGGCGGCCTTATGGCAAGTTCTAGGCGCCGGGATCGGCAATCCTGTTGTCGTTGTGGCTGTTTTGGCAGCGATTTGGGGCATCATCAATGACCCCACCACTGCCGGATTGAGCGACAGCGCCCAGGCTTTGACCTACGAGACTCCGAAAAAAGACACCGATAGTGAAAAAATAGGCGGCACAGACGAATAAAACAAAAGGCCTGCTATCGCGGCCAACCTAGAGCCGTTTTAGCGGCCTAAAATAATGTAACGAATAGTAAGATACCCCCTAGCCTTAGCGGTTAGGGGGTATTTTTGTGTTTGTGGTAGTTCTCCCGCCATTTTCGATTTTTTCTTACTCTTTTGCATTCGGGCGAGCAAGTCAACCTATCTGTTCCTTGGGGGTCAAACTCTTTTCCACATTCAGAGCATTTAATAAGCCCGATCCTCCTGCGTTCATTGCGGGCGGGGTTAATGCTTTCCCTGTTGGTCTCATAGTATTTAAGCGATTGCTTCCGGTCTGCTTCCATCCAAGCAGGTTTAGCGCATTCTTTGCAATATTTTTGCGTTGCGGCGTTAACGATATATTCTTTGCCGCAAATAACACACCTGTCAATGCTGCCCAATGCTCTATCCGGCTTTTTCTTTGTCCGCTGCCTTGCATCTGATTCCCTTCGCCGCATTAACCGACAGTCCGGGCAGTACCAAGCGCGGGGGCCGCCTTTAAATGGTTTTCCGCATTGACGGCATATGCGGTTATATATTGCCATCTCTCAACCTCCCAATCTCACAGCCAAGAGCGGCGGCAATCTTAGCTAGGGTATCGTCGCTGGGCTTGACTTTACCGGTTTCCCACCGGCTGATGTCCTTTTGGAGTACGCCGATGGCGGAGGCAAGCTGCGCTTGACTCAAGCCTTTTGCTTTACGGTTTTCGGCAATTCCCTGTGCCTCGATTTTACCGGCATTATAATACCCCGCCCACCATGCCCCCTGCAGGTCGAGATCGGCCAGGGCAGGAAAATCGGGGTCGACATCCTGCATAATATCGGCAAGGCGTACATCTATATCCGGCGTTATCGCTCTGTTTGTGTGTAGAGCCATGATCGCCTGCCCTGCAGCTTGCAACGGCGTGAGGGCGGCTGTCGTAACCTTGCCCGGTGTGCCTAATACATCCGGGAGGTATTTAGCCGCCAAGCCGTAAACCTGGCCGAGTTTATACGCCTGTTTTTTTGTGTCCATCATTATCCCTCCAATCTTTTTCCGATCGCAATGGCGGCATGCTTAGTCATTGGATCGGTATATCCGCGTCCGGATAGCCTGGCCATATTAAATTTGGCGGCGGCGGAATGCGCCGTAATGTATCGGTGCTCAAGTATCCGGTCGGTGGTCTCCTTAGCCACGCGCCGGATAGCGCCGATTGCAGGGGCGATTTGCTCGGGAGTGGAGGCTTGTGCTTCCAGATCAGCGATAACGGATTCGGCGGCCATGGTGATCTCTTTGATCGCTGCAAATATGTTAACTTCTTCCCCCGCCTGTTCTTCTTCGGCGGGGGTATCATCAGTGGACTCGGTATCAGGTACATACACGATAATGGTTTTGACTTTTTTATCGTAGCTACCTGCTTTGGTTTTGCAATCGGCATAATCCTTTTTGTATTCGCTGTAGTGCATTTCCACTTCCTTACATGCGCCCTTCTTTTCGGTTTCTTTGCAACCTGCGCAATCCTGGGTTTCAAGCCATTTGATTTTTCGTTCCCGATCGGCGGCGCTACCGTATACATCAACTGTTTCGATATGCCCACAAGCTCTCGTAATATCGTATTTCATCGTGTGTACCTCCTTGTTCTATCTTATGGTCTTATTATATACCATTGTATGGTATATGTCAACCCCTCCAAGCAAAAAAATGGAATTTGTTGAAAAATTTCGGACGGAAGCTTACCTCCCGGGTCTTGCGTTGATAGCTCTTCATAAACAGTCCTACTATCGTAGCCGCAATGTGATCCCGCCCTTTCTGTCTATTCTTCTCACCCATTTTCGCCTCCTTCTTTTTCTAAAAATAGCTGCACTATATAGTTAGACAGTGATCTGTTTTCCGCAGCTGCGGCGGCTTGCATGCGTTTCTTTACGTCAGAAGAAATTCGCAATGTAAAAGTAGTATCTTTTGTTATGATCTTGCGACGAATAATGATGAATTCGCCGTCGTCGATAACATCGTATTCCGCATAATAATTGTTGAGCAGGGCCTTGAGGTCTTTATTATTTAAATTATCTTTATTGTAGCGATATTCATCGCCGGGGCGTAGGCCAAAGCCGTCATTGGCGGCTTCGGTGATACATTCTATCAATTCCAATTTTTCCATTATTTTACCTCCTTCAATTCGACTTCGTAATATCCCATTTCTTCATAATCGCTGTCAGTCGATACGCTGACGATCTCAAACTTCGTATCGGCACTGATAAGGACTTCGTCCTCACCCTCGGTAGCTTCTAAAAATTCAACTTCTTCTTCGTTGTCGTAGTCGACGGCATGACATTCAACTTCATCGTCGCAACGGAAGTAGTACGTGTATCCGTTGCCGCCGGCATTTACTAACATTTCGTCACTGTTGTCACCGGCCCAGCTTTCAACCTTGCCGCGGTTGTCGTAAATTTGGCCTTCTTCGAGGTCAAGCTTGTAAGATAATACGAGTTCGCGCCCTATCGTAGTTTTTCTATTTTTGATGTTTGCCAATTCTTCTCTAGTCATTGTGATTTCCTCCTTGATCTATCTTATGTGTTAATTGTAACACAATGTAATTACATTGTCAATAGTTTTTCAAAAAAAAAAAAAAAAAAAAAAAAAAAAAAAAAAAAAAAACCCCCACAACAGAGAAGGGGAGGG